TTAGGTTGTCCTCAGCCATACAGTTTGAGCAATACCGACCATCACGCTTAAAGACCATCTCTCGAATCTTGCGCCATTGGGTCGTACTGCCTGTCTTACGCAGTGATGAACTCACCTTGATCTCCTTTCAATGTAATCCCAACCCTCTTGATCGATAGCATTCAGTGCCAGCTTAAACCTCTTGTAATGATCTACAACGACAGGGTAAGGAGCTGGATACTGTCTCAGGGTTTGTGCGTGTAATAGCTTCTCAAGACTTGCATCGAAGCTAATCAATCGAGTCTCATGATCCAGGCTCTTGCCTACATTCAGCCAATACAAGCGATGTCTTTCAATGGTATTTGTACCATCAACAATGACGCTGTTGCCTTGTTGTAATGCACGCTTGCCACTAGCTCTCAGGCTTGCCATAAATTCATCACGATCAAGATCGCGAATAATGCGTATTGCTTCAGTCGATGCCACATATTCATCATTTCGATTCTGTTTGAGCCAGGTTGTCTTACCAGCTCCAGGAGCGCCCATTAACACGGTAATCAATACCAGCCTCGCTTCAATGATGATGCTAATGCTCCATCACATATCTTGCCATCATATCTTGCATCTATATAACGCAATGTTGCTTTTATTTGTTGTCTTGGGTTTAAATCGCGATACCAGGTGGATCGCATTTGTCCTAGACCGTAATGACTTCCATTCTTTGCCCAATAACGCCAGGACGATTCACGATGTATCAAATCATTGAAGCATACAAATTCATTCCAATTGCTAATTAGATTATGAGCATATAGCTTCAAATTCATCACATCATTTTGATAAGCATTTGCAGGTGTAGATATGACCGTCAGAGCCGCAAAGCCGCTAAGACATAGGACTTGCCTTAGCGATCGACCTAGCGAGCTAACACGCGAAGCGGCTCGCGGTCGCGCCAGGAGCGTACTGATGCTGTCAAGTCTGAGCGTGCAAGATTGGGTGATTCTTGACAATTCGGACACCTACTTTCGCCACTGCCTGATATATTCCACTATACGCTCCACATCTGTGGATAACTCTGCATCGGCGTATATTTGCTCGATCTCCAATGCCAAAGCTTCAAGCCATTGCCGTGAGAAGTCAGACATTGGGCTCGAATGTCTCTAATTGAACAACGCCCATTACGCCACAACCGTGACATTCTGCGACCACCTTGTCGGCGGGCATGCGATCCTGAAAGTCACGCACAATCGAATGCTCGGTCTTAAGCTTGCATATTCGGCATAGTATTTTCAGCATAAGACGATCTCCTGTAAGTATCGATGGATCGCAGGTGTAATTGACCAACCCACCACGATGAATCTTTGCTCGATTTGAATCGGTCTTGTTTAGCCACAGCAATCGGTATCCAGCCTTTGATGTAATAGGTCGGACACGATCCCGTGACAAGAATGGCGATGTCTGATGACCGGTCACGCGGCACAATGATCAATGATCCATCAGCCCATTTCGTCCATTTGACTTCAATATTTGATCCCACATCAGCTTGTGATTTGAAGCGTTCATCACCAAGATCGCCATACGGAAGCCCTAGATATTCGCCCACGACCATCTCAGCCGCGATTGATTCCATCTGCAAAGCACAAAATTCAAAGAAATTGGACTTTAAGCGATTCCAATCTCCAGGATTGTCTTCTTTGCGGGTATATGCACCTGAGAATTGAGCCCAATATCTTTCAGCTCTGATCTGACCAACTTGACTTGCTTTGATTTGTTGCTCTGCCGTCAGGGTGTATTTCATTCGGTCAGCTCCTTAAGCGTCATCATCATTGGCAATCGATGGTATGCAATGGCATCGATCACCTTTGCCCTACCTTCAGGCTGGAACCGTGTGCTGATATATGGCGCTTTATCCACGATCGTGATAAATGACAAGATTTCGCCCGATGTCGGGTGTATTGCATCATGACCGTGAATCTCGATGTCTTCGAGCAATACCTTGCGATATGACTCTCGTACCGATTCGATGATCTCAGTCGGTGCATTCTCTTTCGTCCAGCGTAAGAATGCCGCATCATCGGTTATGACCGCAGATCGCTTTGGCTTGATCAGCGAGACTTTGGCAATTTCATCGCCATCAAGACTTGCCTTTGCCGCATCAGCTCCGACAGCTTCCAAAGCTTGAGCAAATTCAGTTCTCAGCTTCTCTTTGGCATCTTTGGCAGAATCGGCAATGACGGTGATTGCCGCCAATTCCAAAGCAATATCACGCAGGCTTTTCATCGACCACGCTCATTCAAATAATCTTGATAATCACTTGGACTAAGCCATTGCCCATCGACTTGCTTCCACCATATTGGCGCACATTGATCCTGGCGCGACTTTGATGGGCAGGTATAGCCATGATAAGCTTTGCCCGTTTTGTCTGAAGTGCCTGATTTCTCAAGCATGTGACCGTGCTTGCATACAGGTGACTGTGGCACGATCTGACCGCCCAAGCCTGCCTGTAATGACTCAATCGCTTCAGCCATCGATGGCACGGGATTACTCCATTGATCCGTTTGAGCTTTGACTTTCATCTGCTCAATCTCGTATGCCGTTAAAAGCCCGTGTGCCGCGTCCTGACGGCTTTTGTGGTCGTCTTCGATTCTTTGTACCCGTTCCATGTCCTGACGAGTCGGACGGGCTTCAGAAGGCGTTAAAGCGCCTATGACGCGCCCGTATGCCGATGTCACGCAATTCTCGACCCACCAATTTGCGTTGATTTTTGATGAATCGCGTACTTCATAGGCGTAATCGGTCGCGGCTGGCTTTTCGTCTTCGTAATTTCTGAATGCCAAAGCTTTGACCAAGATATATCCAGCTTTGATGTCAATGTCTTCGATGTAGCATTCCAGGCGACCTGTCGGGAATTCGAATCGAAATCGCTTAATCCTGGCATTTACATCTTCATAATTGTCAAGGTTGAATGCCATTATTCATCAGCTCCAACCTGTGATGATCCGCGAGTCTTGCCGCGTGTAAATCCGCGTGCATAGCCTTCGCCCCACCCATCTTCGTGACCCTTGCTAAATCCGACCATATACGCTAAAGCCATCAGCGCCAGGCAGGTCAAAATACCCGCAACGCTCATATTGATTTCTTCCATTGTCTTGCTCCTGATCGAGCGGCACATTCGGTCGCTCTTGTATCAGTGTGAAGCACAGCTCTGACAGAATCAAGAATCCCGTTCAGATTTCGGCGTGTCGCCTGGCTTTGGCTTGGACTTTAAGCCATTACCTGCAAGTACGCCACCAAGCGCACCCGTCAAAAATATTGCCAGCGTCTTGAGAAGATCAATGAATGCCGCATCATTGGGAGCTTGTGCGCCAACAGGTTGCGTCACAAATATTAATGCGTAAGTGATGCCAAAGCTGATGATCAGAAATACAAAAGCCAGGACTGATCCAATGATCAGAATCAGTCGAGCATGTATGTCTTCAGGTGTAAGACGGCGTTGATATTTAGGGCTTCGAGCGTTCAACGATGTCGCCAACCAGGTCTGAAGCACAGACTCCCGTGACTTTGCATTGCGGCGGCTGGCATTCATTGGCGTACCAATTCTCGAACTCTTGGCAGGGGTATCTGACCCACCCATCGTAACCACAGCTTGATACCCCTAGCGCAAGAAGTCCTGTGATTAATCCTTTGAGCGCCCGAATGCGGAATCGTTGGGATTTAGCCATCGCAAGATTACGGGTGCAACGGCGGTTACGCCTGCCATTGCAATCGCTTTTGGCTCGGTTACGCCAGCAAGATATACAGCTAATCCAGCCGCAAGGAATGAACGCGCCCAAGACGCGAGAAGTGCCTTTGCCTGATTCATTTTTTTTTGCCTTTCTTCTTGACTTTGCTCGCGGCTTCCTCGCTTGCCTTGACTTCAGGATACTCAAGCTTTAACGGTTGATACTTAGGTCGCGAGTAACCGACTACGGGCGAGCCTGCCCCAAGCGAGCGTGTCTTGATCATGACCATGCCGCCATTTCTTTGATTCCCGCCCGCAGGTGCGGTATTACCCTCGACAGTAATGATTGCGCCGTCCTGGACTGCAACGACAATTCCGATATGACTGATGCGATCCACGCCATCATGCGGGAAGTCAAAAAATACAAGATCACCTGGCTGTGGATTCTCTGTATGCCAGCGACCCACATCTTTCATTCGAGCCGCACCCATCGCGGTACTGACCATTGATGGCAATTTCACGCCAGCTTCATGAGCGCACCAATTGACGAATGATCCACACCAAGCCAGCCCATTGGCTTTTGTAAATTCACCGTATTTTGTGATGTTGTCAGGTGTCTCGATATAGCCCACTTCACCTAATGCGATTTCACAAAGCCTTTGTGCCGATCCTTGAGTGTAAATAGTCATATTTTTTTTATCCAATTAGAGCGGCAATTTCGTCAGCATTCAGACCGAGAGCCGCGAGTTTAGCTTTGGCGCTTGCTTGCGCTTCTGCTTTTGCTTCAGCCTTAATTGCGTCATCTGCGACAATTTCGGACATAGCCTGTTCAATTTCTTCATCGCTCGGCTTTGCAATGTTTTTATCTTTGAATGTCAGACCCGTATTTTCATCTAAAATCCATTCAGCACCGGGACGCAATTTGTGAATTGCTCTTGTTTTAAGTATCAAATCCATGTTAGGCACCTATCTCCATTAAAGTGATTGTTGATGCTCCACCGTTGCCGTTTTGCATATAGAGCGTTTTATCATTGGCGTTTGTTGTTTGCTTATATTGTGGTTTATATGTGACAGAAGATGTTGTTGCAGGACTGTCTAAATACACTATTGAAACATTTTGTCTAGGTCCGCCGCCTGCTAAATCTTGTTGTCCGACCCACCCTGCCGTTGCACTATCGTTCCAAATTGTAGTTGTGTTTCTTCTCAATCTCGCAAAAGCATTGTTTGCCGAATTGTTGTTATTATAGAAACCGATTTGTTGTGAGATAATAATTAACACTTTTGAATTTGTAGAACTAGGCGTAATGCTTGCTGACAAATTTGCATCTTCAAAAGTGTCGATTGATGTGATTGCAATATATCCTGTATCAACAGCTTGAACGACTTGCAAGACTTTACCGCCGCCTGCTGGCGATGCCCATTTGACCTTATATGGCGAGACGCTTGTATCAGCCGTCAAAACCTGCCCTGTCGTGCCAATTGGCAGATTGTCGTATGTGCCTGATCCCGTTCCCACCACAATATCGCCTGATGCCGTGATGGTCGTTGCCATGTCATTGGTTAAAGTGACAGCTCCTGTCGTGCCGCCGCCTGTAAGACCCGTTCCAGCCGTGACAGCCGTGATGTCTCCTTGATCATTGTTTATCCAGGTGTAATCAAGATCAGTGTTTGAATTCTTCGCCAGGATTTGCCCTGTTGTGCCGCCTTTAAGATCGACCAAAGCGGTATCAATGTCTTGTCCAAGCGCCGCAATTGCCGTTGCACCGTCTTTGACTAGATCAGTTGATTGAGGAATATCCCACCCAAAATTGGTGGTCGTGGTTGCCATATCTGTTCTCCTTTATGCCACGATTGTGGCATCTAGCCATGTGAGTGTAGGGGATAAGGTGTTCCAATACTCGGTGACAGGCACGGAATTCCATCGGAATGCCTGAAGCGAGAATGATACGGGTGAGACATTGAGTTTTAGCGTCACTGATTTAACGCCAGCCGTCCAAGTCCAGCCTTCAACAAATCCCTGAAAGTTTGATCCCATATTGATGGGTAATCCCGTGATATTGACAGGCATACCCATGAATACATTTATGAGCGCATCTCGGTCGTTGTTACTAATCAAATCATTTGCCAGGTTAAAGCTGACCGAATCAAATATCGCTCGCGGATAGGCTCTGAGCGTCAAATAGAATTGCGCTTGACTTGTTGCGTCAGCACCATTCTCCAGCGATGTGGATATATTCTGCGCCAATTTGCCGTATGTGCCAATTGATGTCGCGTCTTGCGCACTGTGTTGTTGCCCGTTTTTATATGTAATGGTGATCGAATTGCGGACATCGCCCCCGCGCACTGCGGTCTTCAAGCCACGCGCCAAAGCGTCAGTGTTAGCCGACAAATCCACATATCCGTTAGCCGCGAGATATTGGCTTCGATGGGTTGAATCGGCATAACCAATGCGACCTGATGCGTCTTCATAGATATACCCAAGCCCCGATGTCGCCAGCGCCGCAACGAGTGAATAAATATCGGTCGTGCTGGCAGATCGATTTGCCAGCTCATAATCGCCTGGACGGTCAATCTCGCCCAAGCCTGTATTCAGTGCGTTAGCCCAAGTCTCGGTGGGATCATAATTTGCCCAAGTCAATGCCGCAGGCACATCGTTCCATTGACCGAATAAGACTTGTTCCAGGATCGTGTATATCTGATCGCCATCGAAGTCGGTGCTGAGTATGCCTTGTGTCAAGGATCGTGGCAATCGCGCCAAAGCTCCAAGTGCAATGATGCTAATTGTCTGAGCATCGCCTACCGTACCCACTGATGTGATTTCAGTTGAATATTCGGCAATAAACCCGCCAAAAATATTGACATAAGCGCCCGTTGAATCCTTGATCTGTACGGTCAGACCGTCATTGATGTCAAGGGTGGTCGTTGTATTGTCAAGCTTGATAAGTTGCAAATTGCAATACCCCGCCACAGCTTGCTCATAGATATTTGTGCGACCTGATGAAATTGTCAGATTGGTTAGCGTGATATTTTGGTATTCCACGCCTTCAATTAAGACCTTCCATTCGGGCGTATAAGCCGTCATGCTGACACCAAGCCGCCCGCTCCGATTGTGCCGCGATAAAAGCTATTGTTGAGAATATCCACAATCTGACGCGCCACGCCTTCCTGATCAAGCGCACCTGTCACATTGATGTTGAAATTATTGACTACCCCACCGCCGCCAAGCTTGTTATTTGGCACGATCACGCCGTCAGTCTTTGGCACAAACATCTCAGCGCCGCGCTCACCTACGACATACGATGTGCCCGCTTTTACCGAACCACCTTCAGCTCGACCGCCACCAAAAGCCGATGATATGAGATTGCCAATTCCCTTTACGACAGGGTTGCTCGTTACTAAATTGATCAAAGACCTAACACCATCGACAATGTTGTCAATTGCATTTGCTACTGCCGCGAAGCCTTTGACCAATCCCGCAATAATTGATCCGAGAGCTGAGAATGCCACGCCCAATCCCTTGCCCACAATTG